GAACACCACGCCAAGAGTCTTAACCATCTCTTGGCGTGCTCTTACGATCAGTTCGCCAATCAGCGTATCGTCGGTTGCTGTATCAACGTACATATACGACTTGGCCTCTGCTGTGGTAATCGGTTCCGCAACAGGAGCCGCCGTTTCATCAAGAACGGAAGGCGTAAACCTACGATGTGCCATCGGATGGCATTACCTTCCTCTTGCGGCGACCTTTCATTGTGGCCGTCTCAGCTTCCGGCTTAACGGTTGCCGTTTCGACAACCTCCGCCTTCTTCTCAACACGAACATCTTTGCCGTCATCGTCAACCAATGCCGCACGATTGTGCTTTAGTAGCCCAGCACCGAACTCGTCCGACACATCACAGACATCCCCCGCTTTATAGGAAACGCCTTTATGGTGGTAGGGCTTTCGCCATTTGATCTTCATATCAAATACTCGTCGTATCAAAGACTAGGGACGAATCTGTACCAGACACCTCGCCGTAGCGATTGCCAGCGCCGAGAATAACGGCGGAGATAAAGCTGGCCGCACCACCGGTAATGGTCATCACAGCCGCCACATGAGTGAATCCGTTGTCGATGTCCATGTTCTTCGCCACGTCGCAACCAATGACCACGGCCTTGCCGTCATCCGTTGCTGTCAACGTTGTATTCGTGGCGCCGGTGATGTCCTTATTGGAAGTACCGGAACTATCCGTGGCTTGTTGCAACTTTACGGCAACCGTACCAGAGATAACGCCCACAATGGCAACACAGCCCACTTGAGAGAAGTTGGCCACATTGCCCCATCCGCCTGTCGTAGCGCCCGTAGCGCCATCAACGGGGGCGATAAGGGATAACACCGCAACATCTTCTGCGATCGATCCAAGCAATTTAGTCATATCAAATTCCTTTCTAAACGCTGACGATCTCTCTAACCGCAGCATCATCCGATGAGGACACATCGCCGAAACGATTTCCGGCACCAAGCAGTATGACGCCAAACACGTTCGTAGTGCCGCCACTAACCACGGAAGCCGCGAAATGCGTGAACCCATTATCGACATCCATGCACCTAGCCACATCGCAAGACAACATGCCTTGCGTGTTATCTGTAGCCGCACCGAAAATCGCAGCAGTAAACGCTACAGCAGGAGAAAAGTCCTTAGCGCCAGTACCGGAACTGTCCGTAGCTTGACGCAACTCCATTTCTATCGTGCCGTTAGTGGCACCAAGAAGAAGAATCGCACCAACCTTCTTGAACTTAGCCGCAGAACCCCAGGACGTGACCGAAGTCGTCGCCGCGATTGCTGCTGGATCAAGCGCACCAAGAATGGCAACGCTTTCGCCGATTGCACCTGGAAAATCAGCCATAACCAACTCCTTTCTAGGCGGCAAGAACCACAAAGCCAGACAAAGTGACCGAACCGCTACGCGGAGAAATCGCACTCTCCCACATCGGTTGACCGCCCACACGCATCACGAACTTGAACGTGGTAATGTCCTGATCGAAATGCAAGTGGATGGACGAATCGGCACGCATCCCGCCCTTCTGGACGGCGCGGTACTGCGTCATATCCACCAAGCAGATGTCACCCTTGTTCGTGACCGCATCACACGTCTGCGTGTAGATGACCGGACGACCAAACAGCGTAGCAAACGGGGACGCCGAATATCCGCCTTGCGGTAAGTAAATCGGATAACCGCCGACGTTTTCCGTTCCTGCGTCGTTCTTAACGAGCCCCTGCATGACCATTAAATGTGTCTCCACATCCTGATTGGCAAGCCATACAGCGTTCTTTCGCCAAGGACCGTACAGGCGAACCCACATAGAACGAACTTCCAACTCCGCGACGTTGGTATCGGTTCGCGCAACCGCGATCGTGCCAGGCGCATCTCGGAAACCAAGTGGCGAACCAACGCCATCACCTTGGTTGAGCGCAAGATCAGTCTTGAACCGAATAGCCGAAGCCGCCTTACGCGACACATAACTATTCAAAGCGCTTGCATCCTCAAGCAGTTCGTCCGTGACCTTAACCATCGAAACCAGCTTGTTGGCGTTAATGGTTGATGTCTTGAGCGACGGCTTGCGTTCCGTATGTGTCCCGCCTTCGCCTTCCCACTCTGAGATAATGCCAGTGGTTCCCCACGGCGTAGCCTCGTCTTTGGGGTAGGTCATAGAATTGGTAGCGATGATGTCTGTTGACGCTCTCGCCAGCAGAGAGTCCTCGTCTTCCAATTCCGCGAGAATGGTAGAACTCATCGCCGGTGGAACGGCGTAACCACCATCCGTGCCAACTGCTTCAGTTCCGAACGTGGTCGCCGCGCGAGTCATAGCCTCAGACCGACCACCACCACGCTTTTCTTGGGCTACGTCGTGACAGAAGTGACCAAACGATCGAAACCCCCAATCAGGGTCTTTGATGAGGTTCGGCTGACCGATTACCACATTAGCGCCACGCGAAACGTCCGGCTTAATGACCCTATCGCCAGTTTCTACCGGCTCAACGCCGGGGTTCATCTGACGCTTAACGATGGCCTGCACTTCGGCCATCTGCTCTTGCTGCAATTCCAAACCACGAACAACGGTCAACGCTTCCGCATTGGCAGACAGTTCGTCGTTGGTAGGATCACGGGCCTCGACCTTACACAAGGCCGAACGCTCTGCGATCTCTTTCATCTTCTCGGCAATGCGATCTTGGATTCCAAGAATGTCCTTGGAAACCTTGTTTTCCTCGTCATCGTCGTCCATTACAAACTCCTATGGTTAAACAAAAAACCGGCACACATGGCCGGTTAAGGCCAACTGCGTGCCGGTTATTCCTTTGGAGTTCCCGACGAGGCACCGGACCGCCCTTTGGGCTATCCAGTGACGCGATTATTCAATTAGCTTCCTTGGATTATCTGCCCCGCGTAATACTTAGTCAAGCGAGCGTCTGTAGCCGCCATAATCTCGATTCGTTCATCCGGGGTCAACTCAACGGCCACCTTGGCTAAATCGCCCTCAGATAACCGCTTACGCACCTCTAAGACCTCTCGGCTACGGGCTTGGACCTCGGCGGCTGGATACGCTGGGAACGAAACTACGGACACATCAAATAAGTCCGCTTTGTGGATTTCCCGAACCTCCTCGCCGTCCACCGTTCGCCAGATGTCATCTACCGCGCGGAAACCGAAGGACATTTGGAACAAATCACCACGACGGACCAATTCCAGAACGTCATTGCCGACCGAGGTGTTTGGCGGGAATATCTCTGACCGCAACCCAACCTTGTCTTCAACCAGGGTCAACGTGTCATTCTTAGTTCGCCCCAAGGTGTTCACCCCGCCCTGATGTTCAAGCAGCGCACGAACATCATCGCCACGCTTGAGCGATTCGGCAAAGGCGCCCGGCTTGATGATCTCACGGAAACCGCCGAGGTCTTCGCTAAGGGAATCAAACACAGCCGCGTGCCCGATCAAGCGCGTAGGATTCTGGCTATTCCCCTCGCCATCCTCAACACGCAACTCGCCATCTGGCCGATACCGATGCTCGATCACATTGATCTGCTCTTTCACGTTCACGTCAATAACTCCATAAGTTCGTCAACCTCTCGGCCAACTGATACATCCCAATCGTAATTCTCGTCCGCCTGAGCATCCTCCAATCGACACACAAGCCAACCCAAGACCGAAGTTCGTATTTGCGCCATTTCATCTTCATCGACGGTTTTGCCGTTGATAGACGAAACAAAACAAGCCGCCGCGTCTACCAGCCCTTGTTGTGCCCATGACCGGTGTTTCTCGCCTAGCGTAGCAAAGTGCTTACTTGCCATCTCTTTGCGATGTATCCGCTTCAGCGCATCCGACAGTATCTTAACCGGAGCAAATGACTTCTGCTCACCCTCTACAGCCCCATCTTCCCCGCTAGTTTTATCGTCTTCGTCCTGGTCCGGTTCTGCTACAGGGGCGGCACCCGGAATCGTCTCGCGTTCCAGTATAACCTCGATCGGAACCATCTGAGCTTGAACCATATACGTGTCGCCAACCTTGCCAATGCCGTTAAGGTCAAGGAACCGTCGAACATCATTCGGCGACAACCAACCACCACGCACGCCAATCGAGAACGCCTCCTGCTGCGCCTTCATATCGCCCTTGAGTAATGCATTCGTATTGATTCGCGAAAACAAACCCCGCGACTTCAGCGACCGAGGCATAAGCTTGACATCTACCTCTTGTTCGATCTTCACAATCCATGGACGCAACGTATCGGTTACGAACTCGATAGACTGGTGTTCGATATTGTTGAATGTCGCCTTGTCAAGTAGCCCAACCTTATGCGGTGGACAACGGAATGCGCGAGCAATCTCTTCAGCTTGGAACTTGCGAGTCTCTAAGAACTGGGCGTCTTCGGGCGGCGTACCCGTAGCCTGCCACTTTAGACCGCTGTGCATAATGATTGGCTTGAGCCAGTTACCGCGACTGAGCTGATCCCGATACGATTGCTGCATTCGATCGACCGTATCATCGTTAAGCGCCTCATCAGTTGAAACAATCGCACTAGGATGGGCGCCGTTACCAAAGAAGTTGGAACCAAACTCCTCGGTGGCCATCGCAAGACCCAACTGCTGCCTCATGTAAGCAACTACCGAATACCCAACTAAGCCATCAAAACCAAGACCCTTGATATGAAGTACCTTGTGGGCGGGCAATGTGGCTTCGCCATTATTAAAGTCGTAAACAACCTCGCCGCGTTCAGAACGCATCACCTGAATACGGTCGGGCGGAAGTATCCATAACGCCAAAACCGTCCCGCTAGTATTTCGCTCTATCTCCGCGTACGCATTACCCCAAATCAAAACGTGAGCGACAATAGTCTGCCAAAAGTCAAACGCCGTAGTCTCGCGGTTCGGACGATGGCCAATGACAAAATCGACCGGATGATCCCTTTCACGAACCTTATCGCCATTCGTCTGTTCACGCATTACGTGAAATGGCAACGAAGCAATCGTATCGCTAACCAACCGAACACAAGCCCAGAAGGTGGAAACGGTCAACGCATTGTCGTGCGTAATAACCGTAGTAGACTTGGACACAGGAGACGACCAAAAGCGGACCTGATTAGGATCAAGTCGCAGCAATCGCCGCACAAGGTGATTGATTCTCATAATGTGCTGAACCCCCGGTCCTTGGAATAACCGAATGCAGGCTTCTTGTCTTGGATCGCTCGACCCAATGCCATAACCATTGCTACCATGCCGTCAACCTTGGCTGTAGATTTTGACCTATCTATTTTTACGTTCCCCTCGCGAGAATAGCAAGCAATGGCATTAGACGCCATCCACCGCATCACCCGATTGCCGCCATGGTACAGCTTTCGAGCAGCGATCAGATTTTCCATCTCTGAGCATGGCGCCGCCATTGCGGCATGAGTCGGAGGAAAGTCAATCATCTTGAATCCGTCCTCGTGCATCAACTCCTGCGTCAATTGGCCACCCTGGAAGTAGCGGTCAACGGCAATCTCATGGATCTTGTAGTCCGAAGCAATCTCATTGATCTCTTTGCGGATCTGCTGATAACTGATCTCCTCGCCCGGAGTCGTCCGTATCTCGCCACGAGCCACGAAGTCGACGTAGGGTGTTTTGTCCCGTTTCAATCGAACCGTCTCATCAGGAACCCAGAACCATGCAAGAACCTGAAACCCGCCATCCGGCTCTGGGAACATTAAAACGAACGCATTGCTGTCACTGACTGCCGCTAAGTCCAGTCCAGCATAGCACTTACGACCTTTCAGCTTTTCTGGATCCACCATCATAGCGTCGCCACATTCATCCCAAGCATCCATGTCCACGTATCGAATGTCTGTCTCCGTACGAAGGTTGAGGTGTAGTCGCTTAAACGTGTTTTCAAACGAAGGGATCTCACAAGCTTTCTTGTGGGCGGTGCGAAGATAATCAATGCCCACGGACACCCCGATGTTCGGATTCGCCTTTCGCCACACCTTCTCGTCGTGCCAATCATCTTTCTTGTCACACTTGTATATCACAGGCAGAAACTCGGAATCGTGGATAATGCCCTCACGGACCTTGATGCCGTATTCCTCGATCTCATTACAGATTGAATCCGGCCTCTCGTAGTCAGAAGTGGTGATATAGATCAATAAGGGCTGACGCCGAGCCGCCGTCGAGGTCTCGAGAGCGTCCACAAGGCCACGATTCGGCTGAGTATGCAACTCATCTACCACCGCGCCGTGAGTATTAAACCCCTGAGCAGAGTCCGCATCACACACAATCGGACGATAAGTAGAGAACCCCCACGACTCATCCAACTGGATCGCCTTGCTCTGGCCCTTGAATATCTGGCACATATCCTTCATCTGGTCGTCGAACAAGACCATCATCCGAGCGTGCTCAAACACTAAAGACGCCTGCCGGTACTCTGACGCCGCGCCATACACCTCGGCCCCAAACTCCCCATCTTCACAAAGCAGAAGCAAGACCAAGCCAGCCGCAAGGGGGGTCTTCCCGTTCTTGCGACCGACTTCAATCATGGCCCTTCGGTAGCGACGAAAGCCCGTATCATCACGCTTCCAACCCCAAAGGTTTCCCACCAACGCCTGCTGCCAAGGCTCTAGGTTGAACGGCTCGCGTGCTTTGGTTCCCTTGGCATGGCGAAGGCGTTGATGAAAGAACTCTACCGCATGGATGGCCGCATGAATGTCGAAATAACACCCCTCAGACTGCTCCCATGGGTCATACCCCGGAATCAGGGTCCGACAGTATTCCTCAAGCTTGGCCTTGAAGACCCGCTTAGACTTGACCGTGGGGGCCGGGGGCTTGGGTGGTACCTTCTTCTTTCGATGGGAATCACGGCGAAGGGCGTCCGCTTTCCTCATCTTCACGGCTATCGAGGAGTGCTTGGGTCTTCCGGCGCCCTTCCTCCCTGCTTGTTTTGTGGGCGTGGCAACGCTTGCAGAGACCTTGGAGGTTTTGGAGCGACCACGGGTTGCCCCCTTCCCAGAGCGGAATGATGTGGTCAACATCGGCAGCCCAACGGGGACATCGGTAGCCTGCACATTCAGGTTTAGCCGACAAGAGCCGCTTTCTAAGTCGCTTCCAACGGGCTGAATCATATATGCGCTTCCATTGGCGTTCTGGACGAATACGCCGACGAACCACCTGTCCAGGGCGGTGCCTTTGCGGTCGCATGATGGGTTTTTGGCCGTCTCCCATAGTCGAACCCAGTTAAACCGCGCGTCCGAGAAGCCAAACCTTACCGCTAAATCCTACGTCACATACCCTACATTGGCAAACTTACCCAGAATACCACCAAAAAACTGCACGCC